AAGTTGTGAGCTTATAGATAGAGTTGGTACTAAGTGTTATATGGCAGGTACACAACCTTGTTGTGGTGATTGTGGTTGCAAGTTGTCATTTAAGACAAGATCATTATCTTCATCATGCCCAAAAGGTAAATGGAATGCTATCACCTCTGAAGATGAAGAGGATGCTATTATTAACAGTATAAAGGATTAACTATGTTATCATTTGAACCAGAAAACCATAAGTATAAGTCAATTGATCCAAACGATAATATTGATTGGATTAGTGTGACAACTTTGATTAGTTATTTTAAGCAGCCATTTGATGCTAAAGCTATTGCAAAGAAGAGTTCTAAGAGCAGTAAGAAATGGCAAGGTTTGACTCCTGAAAAAATAAGAGAGATATGGAAAGCTGAAGCCAAACGTGCTACTGATTTAGGAACCTGGTATCATGACCAAAGAGAACATGACATCACAAGTTGTGATACCATTAATCGTCATGAGGCTACATTGCAGGTTATTAAACCTATCGTCAATGAAAAAGGATATAAAGTAGCATCTTCTCAGAAACTTTTACATGGTATATATCCTGAGCATCTTGTGTATTTAAGATCTGTTGGTGTGTGTGGTCAATCAGATTTGGTTGAGATTGCACATGGCTTAATACACATTACAGACTACAAGACAAATAAAGAAATCAAAACACAATCATATGTGAACTGGGAAGGCATTTCGCAAAAGATGAATCATCCTGTATCTCATTTAGATGATTGTAACTATTATCATTATGCACTGCAGTTATCTGCATATATGTACATGATACAAAAGCATAACCCTACACTAAAACCAGGAGATTTAATTTTGCATCATATTATTTTTGAGACTGATGGTGAAGATCAATATGGATATCCTATTGTTAGTCGCACTGAACAAGGGGATCCTATTGTAAAAGAAGTTATTCAGTATAACTTGCCATATCTTAAAGAAGAGGTTTTGGCCATATTTCAATGGGCAAAAGAGAATAAAGATGCGTTATTAAACTTCTCAAAAAATAAAAATAATGATTAAGTTATTTGACATACAAAATGGAGTGCTTGTTCCTACAGAACATTGCTACGCATTGAAAGCTCTTAAAGATATAATGGATATCTATCCAGAGGAATACATGAAAGTTTACCAATACCTATTTTATATGTCATGTCCTAATCCAGATGTTAATCCATTTTTTGACGTTAGAGAGCATGAAAAAGAAGAGCTTATACTTACTCAGCTGCAAGCAGAGTTTTCTACTGAGGATGAAGATGTTATTATTGCACTTGCATTTTGCAAAAAGCTTTATGAGACACCTTCATACAGGGCTTACATGGGTATCAAATCTATGTTGGATCGTCTTGCTACATATATGGAACATACCCCAATACACCATGGTCGTGATGGCAATATCACACCGCTGGTCAATGCTGCAGCAAAGTTTGAGCAGATACGTGGCTCGTACAAAGGAGCGTATAAAGACCTTATGGAAGAACAAAAAAGTCAAGTTAGGGGAGGACAAAATCTTGCATACGACCAATTCTAGAAAGATGGAACAGTTCATGTTTATAGTTGAACATATATCAGAAGGAAAACTGATACAAAGAGAATTACCTTGTGTTCCATCAAGAGGTGATTGGGTAGAGATAGGAGCAGAAAACTTTGTAGTTAAAAATGTTTCTTGGAACTTATCTGACAGAAGAACAGTAACTTTACTAGTTGACAGACCAAAGTTTTAATATGTTTAGAGATATACCAACATATGATTATGAGCTTGAACAGTGGGGATACACTGCGTTTGAGACTAAAGATGACCTTGCTGAGTTTCTTGAAGACATATTCAAAGAGCCAGGAAAGTATGACTTTGACGAGTGTTCAATTATGTTTAATGCAGAAGCTAGAAAGTTCAATAAGAATAGGTTATACTGTTTAGCACCTGAGCGTTCTAAAGATTTCATACATTACTGGGATACAGAAAAGGAGAAATGTAGAAGAGGAGTTATATTTAAGAACAAAGGTAAAACATGGTATTTGCCACGTGATTATTATATGTGGCTAAACTTCTTACCTATCTACAATAAAGAGGTAAATAGGTTTACATTTGCTGATGTGCGTGACGCACAGTATCACATGGCTCTTTATGAAGAGTTAGCTCAACTAAAAAACAAACACGCAGCAATACTTAAGAAACGTCAGATTGCATCTTCATATTACCATTCTGGTAAAATTATTAACCTATTTTATTTTGAGGAGGGTTCTGTATCTAAAATGGCAGGATCACTTAAGGATTATATCAATGAGAAAGGTACATGGCGTTTTCTTGAAGAGTATCGCAACTTCCTAAACAAGCACACAGCATGGTATCGTCCTTGTAATCCAGATAAGGTTCTTAACTGGGAACAAAAAGCTGAGGTTACACAAGGAGGTCGAAAAGTAGATATTGGACTGAAGTCAGTTATATTTGGATTGGTACTTGAGAAAGATCCAACAAATGGTGTAGGGGGTCCATGTACATTATTCTTTCATGAGGAGGCAGGGATTGCTCCTAAGATGAGCACAACACTTGAGTACTTACTACCTGCCATGAAGTCAGGTATGATGTATACAGGTATGTTTGTAGTAGCAGGATCTGTGGGTGATTTGGATCAGTGTGAACCACTGAAAGAACTAATCTTAAATCCAGACTCAAAAGACATACTTGCTGTTGAAACAAACTTGTTAGATGAGAATGGTACAAAAGGACTATGTGGTTTGTTTATTCCAGAACAATGGTCAATGCTTCCATGCATAGATGATTATGGTAATTCTCAGGTTGAGAAGGCATTGGAAATGATTCTTCTTGAGCGCGAAGACTGGAAAAAGAAACTAAAACCAGAAGACTATAGACTTCGTATTTCTCAGAAACCTATTAATATCAAAGAGGCTTTTGATTACAGAAAAGATGCAAGATTTCCTGAACATCTGGTTTCACAACAAATTAGACGTATAGAAGACAAGGAGTACCCAATGGAGTTTGTAGATTTAGTGTGGGAAGATGACAAGATTGTCCAGAAATTTACACGCAAGTTACCAATAATGGAATTTCCAATATCACCTAAAACAGAGAATAAAGAAGGTGCTATTATTATCTACGACAAGCCAATAGAAAATCCTAAGTTTGGAACCTACTATGCTTCTATTGACCCTGTATCTGAGGGTAAGACAACAACATCAGAATCATTGTGTTCCATCTTTGTATACAAAACTGCACAAGAAGTCACTGTCCATAAGAAAGATGGTTCTATTGAATCATATGTTGAAAGTGATAGAATTGTGGCAGCGTGGTGTGGACGTTTTGATGACTTGAGAAAAACGCATGAAAGACTTGAACTTATCATTGAGTACTACAATGCATGGACTTTAGTAGAAAATAACGTACACTTGTTTATACAGTACATGATATCAAGGCGTAAGCAAAAGTATTTAGTACCCAAGAATCAGATTATGTTCTTAAAAGAATTAGGCAGTAATAATAATGTTTATCAGGAGTATGGATGGCGTAATACTGGTACATTGTTCAAAGCCAATCTTGTATCTTATGCTATACAATTCTTAGAAGAAGAAATAGATGTTGAAACTAAACCAGATGGTACAATAACCAAAGTGACATATGGTGTTGAGAGAATACCTGATTTAATGTTACTTAAAGAAATGCAGGCTTATAGAGATGGACTTAACGTTGACCGCTTGGTAGCGTTCTGCGCTTTAGTTGCATTTGCAAGAGTTCAAGAGTCAAATAGAGGATTTGCAAAACGTACAGATCATGAAGATCCACAGAGTTTGCAAAATACAAATAAAAATACTAACTTATTTATGAGTCCCTTTCGTCATATTGGAAATACTGAACATAGTTCAGAAAGTAGCCTTATGAGGAAACCTAGGAACCCATTTAAAAACATGAGATGATATGCAAGTATTTAATGCACTGCAGCTAAAGAATGGCGCAAAAGCTGATTATAACAAGATGGGTACGTTTACCCAACCTGTGCAATTTCTACGTTCAAAAGAGAAAGATGACGCATGGGGTGCTTGGAACCTGGATTGGTATGAAATGCAAGGTATGAAACAGATACGCAGAAATGCAAGGCGCTTATTAAAGAACTACAAGTTAGCAACTGGTATTATTGACAAGACTGATTACATAGTTGAGGAAGATAATGATATGGCTGAATTGGTTGATGTTCTCACAAAAGAAGACACCTCAGCATTTGAGTTAAAGTTTTTCCCTATCATACCAAATGTGGTTAATGTAATGGTTGGTGAATTTGCTAAACGCAATGACAAAATCATGTACAGATCAGTTGATGACACATCTTACAATGAAATGCTTGAGCAAAAAAGAGCAATGGTTGAAGAAACATTGTTGTCTAGTGCAGAGTTGAAAATGAAGATGAAGGTTGACTCAATGGGATTAGACCCAAACAATCAAGAGCAGCAACAACAAGCACAGCAAATGATGTCTCCTGAAGCAATAAAAACTTTACCAGAAATTGAAGAGTTCTTTAAAAAGAACTACAAGTCAATGGTTGAAGAGTGGGCATCGCATCAGCATAACGTTGATACTGAGCGTTTTAACATGAAAGAACTTGAGACGTTAGCGTTTAGAGATAGTCTTATTGCTGATAGAGAGTTTTGGCATTTTAACATGTTAGAGGATGATTATGAAGTAGAAGTCTGGAATCCTGTTATTACATTCTACCATAAATCACCAGGAGCAAGATACATCTCTCAGTCTAATTGGGCAGGTAAGATTGATCTTATGACACCTGCTGATGTAATAGACAAGTATGGGTACATGATGAATGGTGAGCAACTTAAAAGTCTTGAGGCCATTTATCCAGTAAAATCTGCAGGATATATTCTTCCTGGTGTACAAAATGATGGCTCTTTTTATGATGCTACGCGCTCGCACGAA